GTCCCACTCCCCGCACCCGCAATTCCAAAGGCCATCGTAGATCTCCACGAACGCCTTAGCTAGCTCGTCGCGCTGCTTGGTGAGGCGCTTAATTTCCTCACTCACCGCTGGCCTCCCTTCGTTCGTTCCCTTTCCCAGATCTTCCTGGGCCTCTCCTGGTCGTGCTCTATGACCTTGGCCTTCTCGATCTTGGCCTTCTCAATGCCGTAGTAGGCACCGATAGCGGCCCCCGTTAGCACGGTAGCGCATATAACTACCGTCGAAATCATTTCTCTTATCTCCATTCCCCTGCTTCCCCTCTCTCTTCTTGCTCCAGTTGTAAAACAATGATCGTAAGCTGCTCCGCTAGCAGCTCCGTATCGGGTCGTAGGCTGGGCTCCTCCCTTAGAGCCGCGGCCAGTCGCTTCAGAAAACTCTTACTGATCGTTAACATAGCGTCCTCAAAAATTCTTTCCTGCTAAGGCTAAAAACGATATCGGTCTCCCCCCGGGTGACTCGGATCACCCTGCCTGCCACGTATATCCTCGAATGGTCGAGAGCTCGATACACGATACGCTCATGGTCGCTGCTCTTGTCCAAGAGGATCACGCGGATCCTTCCCTTAGGGGGAGGGTCACACTTCCCACACCTCCCTCTGAGGCGGGGGCCGTTGCACCTCGAACATCTATCCCTCACGCGCATTCGAGCGCAAGAGTCACAGATACCCCTAAGCCTTCGCTTAAATGACTTCTCCCCCTCCATTGCCGTGCAGTGGTGGCAGCACCTACTCACGAAGCCCCCTTCCTCTTCTTGATCTCATACAGAGCGACTCCGCAAGCGTCTAGGACCTCGCTCCAGTGTTTTGAGGGCTCCCCTCCCCACCCTAGGATCTCAACGCCCTGGGCGGGCCTCACGTCGCGTAGGGGGGTCTTGGCGTTGCGCGCCGACTGTTCCCATTTCCAGCCCAGCACCCGGCATATTTGACGGTGAGAGGCTCCCTTAGGCGTCTGGCCTTTCCATTCGGCGGGTCGTAACAGGCTAACCCTTCCAGCGCTCACTAAGGCGCTGGCGGCTCCTGTGACCGCGGCGATCATAATAAGATGGTTGGGGTCCACCTTTGAGGAGGGTCGCCCCCGGGTGTAGTAGCCGTGGTAGCTCTGGGGGTATTCCGCGGCAACTATGTCACACGGGGGGAAGGAGGGGAGGAGCTCCTTTAGCGCCTGGATCTGATACTCCACCGCGACGATCCCCTTAACGCCGCTGGGGGAAGGGACGACGCCGCACTTCAATACGACGGGTCGCCCTTCCCCCTTGTCCTCGATCAACGCTAACCCCGTTGCGCGGGTATCTGGATCAACACCTATAACGAGCACTGTAAGCCTCCAGCGTTTCTATGTCTCCGTCCCACCAGGCCACAAACAAATCGTTCTTAACCTTGGGGTTCAAGGTCCGCCAGCAGAATGCGCAGCAGACCTTATTATCGGGTATCTCGGCAAAACAGATTAGGCACTCTGTTGGCGGCTCGAAGGGGATTTCCATGGTACGAGTTCTCCGTTCTCAAACACCGGCTCGGCGCGCTTATCCCAGCGTTCCATAAGGGCAGCCTCTACCCGGATCGCCGTGTTATTCAAACTGCTAAGCACTTCCTTCATTGCGTTTTCCATGATCAGGATAACGACCTTCGCATACAAGGATGCTTTGTCTTTGGGCACCTCCAAGAGCACCTCGTCATGGATCGAGGCAATGAACCTTGAGCCCTCTAGGCTCCCTGTGTCGTAAATATTCTTGCACAGCTCGAACGTCGCGAGCTTCATTCCTTCCGCGCCTGGAGTCTGGAGGCCCCTTCCGTTCATGTATTGGGTATACGTGCAGCCGACGCGCTTCATGCCGCCAAAGCTGCTCGTGTACTCGAACTCTTCCCCTTCCCCCGCTAAGTAGTCCTCCATAACTGGGTAGGTTCTAAGCCAAGTGTCCCTCAGCGCTTCTGCCTTGTCCTCGTCGATACGCACCCCGTATCCCGCGCACGCCTTGACCATGGTCTTAAGCCCCATGCCCCCGGGGAATCCCAGCCCTACGGGCTTCGCTAGGGTCCTCCAATGCTTAAAGTAGACGGGGTCCGTGGCGCGCTTGCGCCGAAACTCTTCGTAGGTCTCGCCCGCTAACACTGCCCCCAGGTAAGTATGGGGGTCGATCCCTTGGTTAAGCTGCTCGCGGAGCTTGCTATACCTGTGCTCCTTGTAAGCCACGTCCGCCAGGCAGCACAACTCCAGCGCCGAATAGTCCGCGCTCAAAAAGTAGTAACCCGGGCGAGGGACGTAGCATCCCCGCACGCGGGGGTCTACTTGCTGAATGTTTACCGAGGGGTAAAGGGGGTTCTTCTTCTTGCTGCTGTTACCCCAGCTACTGATCCTACCCGTCCGCTTCAGAGGGTCATACTGAGGAAAGATCGTGTCCGCGATCCACTCTGACCCCCGGGGCCAAGCCATAGCCGGGAAGTAGGTGGTAACCAACTTCGCGATACTTTGCCGCTTGACGTATTGCTTAATGGTCTCGTCGTAGACGCTGAGATCCTCCATGAAGGTCTTCGCCGTAGACACCCTGCCGGTCTCTGTGATCTGGAGCTTGATCTTCTCCCGCTCGCAGACCTTTATGATATGGGGCATAAGCCCGTGCTTCTGGTTGACCCTTTCTGGCTTGGGCTTGGTGAACTTGTTGGGGTTCTTCTTGTAGGGCTTGCCGGGGCACGCTGGGGTAATGATCCCCTTCTCCACCAGGAGGGGGAAGTTGCTCAGCTTCATTTCTTGAGTCGCCTTGGCCTTGAGCTCCCTCACGCGGAGCTTGTCTACCATGAGCCCCGTCGTGGTGCTGAAGTAGAGACAGAAGGCATTATTGACGTGAAGGCTTTCAGGCTTAAAGAGCTTCAGCGGCCCGCCGGTCTCTTCTTGCTGGTCGTAGATATCGAGGGTGGTCCTGCTGTCCATCAGCGCGTAGTCCTTAAATTCGCGGGGGTAGTCCCGGAAAGAGACCCCGTCCATCTCGTCGTAGCGCACGCGGACGGTGCTCTTGTCCAGCTCGCGGATTTTGCGGAAGGCCGCTATCCCCGCTAGGCTATAGCTGAGGGGTTGAGCGGCTAAGAAGTCCAGGGAGCCGTGGACCCCCAGGTTTATGAGCTTCTCCCGAATAGCTGTATCATGGACCCTGCCCTGGCTGTAGGCTTCCCAGACCCTACGGCTAAGCCCGGGGAAGGTGTTGAGCAAACAATGGAAGTCGAAGGCGACGTTATGACCGACGAAATGTACCTTGTCGTCGAGCATGGCCTTAAACTGATCGAAGAGGTCTCGCCCCTTGTTGTTGTTCCCTACTCCCCACCCGTTAAGGCCGCTTGCAAACGTGCTGCAAACAACTTTAGGGGCAAGGTCGCCGGGTTTAATGGGGTAAGTTTCAACGTCAAACGCAATAACAACGGGTCTCATATCACACTCCTTGTAGTTAGAGACCCCATAATGCTACCATAGGGAGGCTGTCATGGCAAAGGAGTGTAAAACTATGAGAGTTCAGTGTTTCAAGGGGGTCCGTGTCAGGGCTGCCGCAACGTGGGAAGACTGGCCTAAGCGCCAGAAGTCAACAATTATGAGCCTGGGGGACGTTTGGACTAAGCGCCACGACGTTGACCTTATGATCGCCCGTTACGTGGTGCGTAGCGAGGGGGAAGTGATCCCCGCGCCGCGGCTGAAGAAGAGGAGTGAGGTATTCAACTCCTTAGCGGCGCAAGGGTATTCTATCGAGTGTCCTATTCTTATCGGGGATATCGACGAGCCGGGGCTGGCTAAAGACGCCACCATGAGCCGGGAGTTCCAGGCAAACACCGCGGCGCTGATACGTCGCCACGCTAAGGAGCTGGGGATCTATTCTGCCTGCGCGACTCGTGGGGGGTTTCATGTTCTCTGGGTGTTCAGCGACCCGGTTAGCCCCGCTGAGAGCGAGGAGATTTACAAGGAGCTGAGCAGGAAGGCTAAGGCGCTGGGGATCGAGTTCGACCCCGCGTGTAAGGACTGGACCCGTTTAGTCCGTGCTCCCGACGTGAAGAGAGGGGAATACCAGACGGGGGAGATGGCTCATTACTGCAAGGTCACCTTCAGGCACATGCTGACCCCTCCCCAGGTCGATATAGCGCCTGAGCTTGTTACTCAAGTAAGCCACGACGCCCCTGCGCCTGAGGAGGTTGATCCTCAGTGGCGTGAGGTGCTGGTGAGCCTCTTGAGGAGGGATCCTCATTCGGGCTTGGGATACGCTAGAGAGGCTCTCCTCTTCGGCACCGAAACTTTCGGCGACCGGGGAGGCTCCCGGCATAACAATATGAGGAATATCCTCGGGTGGTTGGTGAACTTCGCCAGCACCAGGGGCCTTGAGTATTCACCCGAACTCTTCTTTAACCTCCTAGCGGAGAAGGCGGATCAATGCCGCGTAGAGGGAGAGGAGCGGGACATGGTTAATGAGCTGTGGCGGCTCTGCGAATGGGTCTGCCACGCGCAAGAGAGATCGGACGCGGAACTAATGCAAGACGCCCCTGAAGAAGAACAGCCCGAAGGCGAACCGCTCCCTCTGGAGAGGGCCGCGCTGGTCTATTCGGGGGCCTTCTACCTCTTGAGGCAAGACGGTAACTACACTCAGAAGCCCGTCGCTAAAGAGTCCCTCTTCGGCGAGCTGAGGGCTCTAGGAATGGAGAACGCCGCGCCTACTACCTACACCGATACCCGGGGCAACTTGAAGTCTCACGGGAAGGTGGAATGGCTCAACAGGTATTGCCTCACGCTCCACCAGTTTCGCTACGGAACTCACGAGGGGCATTCGCTCTATTCGGAGGCTGACGGTATCCGCTCTATGAGTGTCCCTCTTTACGCGAGGACTAAGCTAACGCCTCTGGAGCCCAACGCGGCTATTAGCGGCTGGCTGGATCTGATCGAGAAGGAGGTCACCAACGGGGGGCTTTTCAAATTACATTTAGCCCACCTCCCTAGCTACTGGCACGCGCCCTGCGCGGCTATGGGGCTCAAGTGGCCTACGGGGGCGGGCAAGAGCCTCCTCCTCGACGCCATACGCCAGCTCGTTCACGAGGGGGTTATCGGTGGCGCGAGCTGCTACGGGGGGTTTCAGGATCACTTGCTGAAGACGCCCTACTTGCTGGTAGACGAAGGATTCAGCCGGGTCTACTCCAGCGATAACATTTCAGACCGCTTCAAGGAGTATGCGACCGGGGGGTCTCTGACCGTGAACCCCAAGGGGAAACCGGAGGTCTCTATCCGCGGGGTCTACCCTCGACAGGTGTTCGCCTGTGAGAGCGTTGACCTGTTTACTTCGCTCTTTGCCTCTGGTAACAAGTCCGAAGAGAGCCTCGAAGCCATGGGGCACAGAATCCGCATGTATGAGACGCCCTCGAAGAAGGTTGGGGAATACCTTCGCTCGATAGGGGGCGAGGAGACCACGCGGCGCTGGACCGACCCTCGAAACCCCCTCTTGACCCGGGCAATTTTGTGGTTGGCAGAGAAGGCTCGGGAGGGGGGAACGCTTCACCCTACCGACTGCCGTTTCGGAGTCCCCGCCGCTGAGTTCAGTGGTATCGAGGGCGCTCTGGTGACTCAGAGCAGCTCGCGGATCATGGACCACGCCCTAGCGCTCATGGTTCATTACGACAGAGAAGATTATTGGTGGGAGGAGAAGGAATCTTACTTCTTCGAGACCGAGGAGGTCTTCGAGTTCATTAAGAAGTCGAGCTTTCTTCGCCTTTACCAGCAGTGCCGCTCGTGGACTACTAAGGAGGTCAAGCGGGAGCTCGTAAGGAAAGGCCCCAACATACGAAGGAGCAAGGGGAGGCGGCGTAGCAGCGGATACCTCGTGGCTCCAGCCAATATCGAATACAGGGTCAAGCCCGGGGGAGTTCGAGTAGATGAGGATTAGCGCAAGCCAGATAAAGGAGTGGTCGCTGTGCCAAAAGAAATGGTATTTCAACAAGGTCTTGAAGCTCGATGGCGGGGGGAGTGGCTACGGCGCGACCTTTGGCTCCGTTGTGCATGGAGTGTTAGAAAACTTGCACCAGGGGAAGGATCTTTACCCTCTAGGCTGGGATCGAAACCTTCAAAGCGGTCACGGGGAACTCGCTCAAGCGCTCGTCGCTAAGTATCAGGAGGAGGTCAAAGAGATAGACCCCCAAGGGATCGAGAGCTACTTCAAGCTCCCGGTTATCGAGGGGGTTGAGCTGATCGGCTACGTGGACCTTTGGAATAAAGATTCAGTCGTGGATCACAAGACGACGGGGAACCTTAAGTATGCGCTCGACGCTAAAGAGCTGGCGAGCGACACGCAAATGCTTATCTACGCGTATGCCCTTAAGGCCCTAGCGGGGGACATTCCCCCTCTGGTATCTTTGAAACACAACGTGTTTCTGAGGAAGTCTCCAGCTAAGGTTAAGACGACTCAGGCATACGCAACCAGGGAGGCTATCGAAGAACAATGGGAAACGACCAAGAAGATCGCGGAGGAAATGAAGGCGGCTTCGGAAGCGGAGGAAGCCCCGAAAGTAAGCATGGGCGGCCAGTGCCAAGCATACGGGGGCTGTCCCTACGCTGGGGTCTGCGCTGGGGCTTTGAGTTTGAGCCGCTTCCCCCGGCGCAAGATATCTAAACCAACCAAGGAGGTAATAGTGCCTCCTGTTTCAAAGGAGTGTTTGAGTATGAGTGGATTGACGTTGTATATCGGCTGCACCCCTATCAAGGGGGACGTGGAGACCATGACCTTGGACGAGGTTATGACCGTGATCCTCGCGGGGACAGGGGATAACCTTATGAAGTATCAATCTGCCGATACTTGGCATCGCCGAGACGCCCTGGTCGTGCAAGCTCAGCAGTGGGCCGCTCAAATGAGCTGCGCTGTGGTGGTCCCCGCGCGAGAAACCCTCGACGGTGACGAGAAGTCCCTTCTTCGGGGGCTCTATTCCGCCGCGAAGTTCACTATCGAGCCGCTAGGGTAAATCATGCCACGGGTGAGCCTGCTCCGAGTAGACATAAACGGGCGCTATACCGAAGTTCCCGGGACTCAGCGGGAGCGTGACGTGCTCCTGGCTCTGGAGCGTGGCGCGTCCGTGGTCCGTCGTGGGGGACCTGGCCCGGCCCGAAAGGGATCGGGGAGGCCCCCTGCGCGGGTGTGTGTATCCGAGGGGGGAGTATCTTGGCGCTGTGCGGGGTATACCGTAGATATGCTAGTGAGCAAGGGGCTCGTGCAAGCTGAGACACGCTGGAGCAGGCGCGTAAAGGACTGGGATATCGTCTACAGCCTAGCGCCACACGTTACTCGCGTATATGCCACCAGCTACGCGCACCGACATTCTGTTATTGCGCGAAAATCTCTAGTCCGTTAGACTGTTCAGCGGGGAGTGCAAGGGGCACCCCCTGAACAACTAACGGAGTGTATTGATATGAGTGGATCGTTATTGACTTGGACCGGCACGCGGGAGGTTACCCGCGCTGAGCTGGAGGAGAATGAGGTGTGCGAGCGCATGGGGGCTCGTCACTTCCCGATTGAGAATTACAAGGCGTTCGACGCCATGAAGAAGAAGCTGGAGAGCTCCAACTTCGAGATCACGAAGAAAAAAATTGTAGTCAAGGGGGAGGGCCTACAGGACATGTGGGCTATGTTCTGGGTTCGGCATAAAAAGCTGGACCAGTTGAATCAGATCCTCGACCCGGTTCATGCTGTTGATCACCAGATATTCGTCAGCCGTAGCACGCGCCAAAAGGCTACTGACGACGGCTTTGGGGGCATGAACATGCACTGCTGCTCTAACGGGCAGATCAGCAACGCGAGCCTCCTCACCAGCAAAAAACAGACGACATTCTACGGATTAGAGGCGGCGTATGAGGAGGCTGTCTCCAAATACATTGGGCTCCAAGAAGGGGCGGTAAATCGCCTCAAGCAATCCTTCGATATCTCGCTTAGCGACCTGGACCGAAAGCTCTTGGTCTATCGAGAGGCTTTCCTCCCCACCAACCCCGAAGCGATCGCTGATGTGCTCGACAAGGACGGGAACGTGATCCGGAAGGGGCAAGCCCCTCGTTTCGCAGTCCCCGCCGCTTGGGGGCGTAAGGTCGAGGCAATCCTCGCCGACCCCCAGGGGGAGGACGTTGACGGGGATTCAATGGGACACCTCTACGGGGCGTGGAGTCGTCTCTGCCGGGAGGAGACCCCCACGCAAACGAACATTGCTCGCCTGCGCCACTTCGGCGGGCGCTACCTGGAGCGCTCCGAGGCGACGCTCAGGGAGGTGCAAGCGTGGAATTAGTCTCAGACGACTTGGGCACCAAGGTCGCCTACGCGACGGGGAGCCTTGAGGTCCTAGTGGATCGCGCCTTGGATCGAATCTTCTGCTCGCTAGGCGGGGGCGCGGGCGAAGAACTCCTCGTTATCCTCGATACGATCCTTGAGGAACCCGAAGACGCCAAGCCTGCGAACTTCCGGCACGAGGCGTACTTGGAGCTTTTGAAGCTGGGGCTCCTCTGCACTGAGGGGGGCTACATAACCACCCGAAGTTTGATCGGCGTTAAGGAGCTGAAAAAGGCCGCGCTGAAGTCGCAGGTCTTAATGGAGCAAGTGAGGCTCGAAATGCGGCCCACCAAGGACTAGCTACCCCTGGCCCTCGCCTAGTGCGGGGGCCTTTTTTTATGTACGGAGAAAATTGTCGTTATGAGAAATTACGGAGCGTGGCCTTTTCATATCCAGACGGGGCTCACCGAGCAGGAGCAGCAAAACCTACTAGATCTAGTGGCGGCGCTAAGCAATAGCCCTAAATATGGGGCTTTTCGGAATACCCGACCGGGGGCTATACGCTTCATGTGTAGGGTCGTAGCCCCTCAAGTCGTGGCGCAGCTCGAAGCCGATACGCTACGCCGGAGCGCTCCAGGCAGGGATATCCCCCTAGGCTTTTCGGGGCTCTAATGAGCGTAATGCAGAGGGAGAGGGCTCGAATCTTGGACCTCCCTCGGCACGATGGCCCCACGCCAGCAGAGGCCGAGGAAATTCAAGAGAGATACTGCACGCCCGGGGCGGGGGGCTCACTCCTCCCCGGGCAGGTCTACGCTATGTGGGAATGGCAAGAGAGGCGCGAGCTGAGATCGGGGCTCCTCGTCTCCCTGGGCGTTGGCGAGGGCAAGAGCCTCGTAGCCATGTTGGTCGCTAGTGAGTGGCATCTTCAGTACAGCACTAACAGCATGATCCTCATTCCCGCGGCGCTTCACCGTCAGCTCTGGACTCAACATATCCCCTGGGCGCGAGAGCGCTTCGCTGTCACCTGCCCGGTCGTCGCCATGGGGGGCAAACCAAAAAAAGTACGAGCTGCGCTCGCGAAAGGGGCTCGGGGGTGTTTCCTCATGCCCTATTCGCTGCTGAGTCAGCCTGACGGTAGGGATCTTCTGGAATGGATCGACCCCGATCTAGTGATCGCGGACGAGGCTCATTTGCTTCGCTCGGGGACTAGCGCTAGGACGCGGCGCTTCTGGGATTGGGCGAGGGCGAGGGACCGTCCCCCGGTGGGGGTCGCTATGTCGGGGACGCTCACCACGCGAAGCCTGCTCGACTACTGGGAGCTAGGGAAATGGGCGCTGGGTGAGGACGTGCCCTACCCCCGGCATATCAGAGGCGCTGAGATATGGGCGAGCGCCCTAGATAGCGACCGTAGCCGTTGGATCCCCCACCAAGCCGCTAGAGAAATGAGGGGCTTGTTGCCTTGGGCTCAGGTCCAGAAGGGCCCGGGGAGGATTCAGCGAGAGGCAATTCAGCGAGCATACGCCGTGAGGCTCCGCTCCGCGCCTGGCTATGTGCCCCCGGGCGAAGGCTCGATCCCCACGGGGCTGGTGATCTCGAACCGAGAGGTCCCCGATCCTCCTTCTGAGCTGCTGGGCATGATTCGCGAGATCGAGGAGGACTGGATAGACCCTGACGGGGACGCTATTACCACTGCACTACAGAAGCACGCGAGGATCATGGAGCTCAGCGCTGGGATCTACCTCCGGCGAGTGTGGCCGGATCGCCCTGGCGTAGCTCAAGCTCGGGCCGCGTGGGAAGCCGAGCAAGAATGGCTCAAGGCTCATGGTAGATGGGTAAGGAGTCGCCGGGTGCTGCCTAGAGGTCTCGATACCCCTGGAACAGCCCACGCCGCTATGGAGGAGGGCCGCGGGGGGCTCCCTGAGGATATCGAAGAGCTGTGGTGGCAGTGGCAAGAAGCGCAGCGGGCAGTCCCCGAAGGTGCCCCGGGGAGGGAAATAGAGGTCGTGAGGGTCAGCCCCTATAAGGTGGACGCTGCGGTCAAATGGCTCAGCGGGCGCGCTGGGATCATTTGGGTCTGGCATACCGCGCTAGGGGATTGGGTAGAGGAGCGACTTCGGGAGACAGACGTGCCGGTGCTTCGGAAGGCCGCCGGGGATACGTGGCTTCGAGGCGACGGGAGCCATAAATACGCGGTCGTAGCGAGTATCAGCGCCCACGGGACGGGTCGCGACCTACAGGACCACGGGAGGCAGTTCGTCATGCAGTGGCCCCGCTCGGGGCAGGTCATGGAGCAGCTACTAGGGCGCGTGCATAGGACGGGGCAAGAGAGAGACACGCTAGAGGTGAGGACTTGCCTGTCTACGGGGAGTGAAATAGCTTTGGCGCGGGACTGTTACCGGGATACAATGTATTCAGCGCGGACCATGGGGGGCTCGCGCAAACTTTTGCTGGCGGACTACGATCCGCCTTTGTTCACGTCAGAGAGGTAAGTGGTAAAATGGGAAGAAGTAAAAAAACGGTAGCGGTGGAGGCTGATCCCACTGAGGCGCTTGACGAGGCGATCCTCAAGGGAATGTTTGAGGCAATGCCCAAGAGGGTGAGCCGGAAGGTGCTCGCTGAGAAGGACCTCACGGCGGGGGATTACATTCTCCAGATCACAGGCCGGGCGGTTGTCCCTAAGCTGGAGCCCAATGTTCCCCGCCTAGGGCCTAGTTACCAGAAGTTTGGGTTAAGGGTGCTTGAGGTCGTGGACGGGAACGAGGAGAGCCTCCAGGCGGGGGACGAGACCTTTAGCATGTGGTCTAACGTCCCCAAGCAACTGGGGTTCTTCTACGATCATATCCAAGCGCTGGCGCTTTACGCCCTGGGGTACGATCAGGAGAAGTGCGCGGGGGCGGATTGGGCCAAGCTGCTGCAAGCAGGAGTATTCGACGGGGCGATCTTCCGGGGGGCCGCGGCGCGAAGCTGGACCAACAGCAAGGGTCAGGTCCGTTTCAACCTGGATGTCGTCAAGGTGAAGGTGGATCCCGAAGAGCTTAGCCCTGAGGCGAAGCGTTACGTCATGTAACACCTGAGGGTGGAGAATAATTTCGCGAGCGGAGAAAAATATTCTTCTCCGGGGGGCCTATTAGGCCCCTTTTCTCGTTTTTAGGGGGAAAAATAGGGAAAAGTCGCTGAGAAATAGGGGCTTATTTGCTTATTTAAGGAAATAAGGGCTTATTTTTGGGGGACTTTTCCTTATTTTTGGAGACTTTTCCCTTATTTTCTGGGCGATTTGGGCTTATTTGGGGCCGCGGAGAAAAATCGGGCTCGAATTGCCACCACCTAAAAAAATTATTCTCCGCCTAAGAGTAGATACGCTAGGAGGTTACCGGAAATCCATATATTTTAGTCAAAAACCTACATCATGTGCGCGCGCACACGCGGGCGGGCGCGCAAGGCTAAATATTTTTCTCCGGTGGCAGCAGCGGATTTTGGGGCGGGGTAGGTCTCACTCGCGGTGTTACAGGAAGAGACACCCTCAGCGGTGAGGCGAGGAGGCGAGGAGGCGAGGCGGCGCGGTGAGGCGAGGAGGCCAGGGGAGGTTTCGGGTCAGCCACCCCTCAGCGGCTTTTGCTTCGGAGGGGGCCCGGGGGAGGGCGCTAGGGGCTGGGGCGGGGGCTATTACTTCTTGTGTTTTTTTGTTGCTTAAAGCGCTCGCTTCGTGCTCTGCTATAGGCTCGGGGGAATTCGCCCTCGTTAATTAGGAGTGTGTTTTATGAGAAGGAAGCTATCAGGGCCGCGACTTCAGGCGGCCTGGGAGGCGTTTGTAAGAGCGTTTGAGTGTTGCCCTGAATATGAATGGGAGATTGAACGCATACTGAAGGACGCCCGGCGGCGCTTTAAGGGGCCTGGGGGGCTCCGAGAGGCAAAGGGGCGCATCATGGAGGATTTTATAGAAGCCTTCGACGCCCCAGAAGAGGTCAAGGTTTCAGCGCTGTTTAATGCGTTCTGGTCTTGTCGCTCTCGCATAATGGGGGTCCACGCTTCCGAGAGGTTCGACAGGTTACGCGGTGTGTTTTCCCCCCCGACTTGGCTTTGCCAGGCAGAGAGGGACCTAGCCACGGTGCGCGGAGTTGTCAGGGATTTTAGAGCGCATGAGGTGAGATCGTGAGGGAGACCACGACCAAAGAGGGGAACAAGATCACCAGGTATGGGGTGTATGAGACCCCCGCTCAGAACAGGTATTCATTCGACTTTAACGGGGGGAAGCTGTTTCCCTGGTTTGGTCTCCCCTCGGAAGGATGGGAACAATACGATACAGACCAAGACGCCAGCTACTTTGGGGTGTGGGTCAATCGAGGGGCTAGGGCCACGGTTACTTACGCCGAGGGTGATGTGAGCGTTGTGCGGTGCGCAACGGGTGAGGAATTCACGCGGGAGCTTAAGAGCATGTCCGATTTCTACGGGGACCCGCCCCCGGCTTTTGTGACTATTGACGACGAAGGGAACGCCACCGCCCACATTCTCCCGAGGCCAGAATGAGCCGCGCCGAACTTCGACAAGCCCTCGCATCCTGTGTCTGGGCTCAGGAGGACGCCCGCGCCGCGGGGGTTGCCGCCTTCGGCATCGGCAACCTAGAAGGGGTCGCCAAGTATGCGGCCCAGCTCGGGAGCTACCGCGCCGCGGCCTATGATCTCGCGGGGGGGATCGAGGGGGCGGGGTTCCCTTGGAGGACCACACCTAGTTACATGGCGAAATGGTACCGCCACCGCCACCAGGTAGGCAAGCGCGCCGCGCGCGCCTTAGCTAAGTGGAAAGGGGGCGCGCTATGACCGGCGAAGATTCCCCCCCGCCCTTCTTCGTTCTCACCCTGGACGAAGACGAGCTGCGCGCCGCGGAGTTTGCGCGGGGCTATGGATGGGGCTCTGCTATCGCGGGGCTTGACTCGGGAGCTAACGAGCTGAACGAAGACGAAGCGCGCGCCATCGCGGCGGCGATCGACTCCGACATGGAAGGGGGACATGACGCTTTCCCCTGCCTCGATTTCGGCTCCAGGGTGGGCAGTGACTTAGCCGACAAGCTGATGAAGCTCTGGAGACTGGTGAACGAGGACTGAGGCGCCCTTAGAAGCCCTCTAATCGAATCAGAGCCCCGGGACGCATGACCCGGGGCTCTTTTTTTGTGCAAGCTCAGGCGGGCTCTCAGGAGCCCGTACATAGAACGAGCCCCGGCCTTGAGACCGGGGCTCGTTTGGGGGTGGGGGCTCTACTCGGATTCGAGAGCCGCTTCCTCAACGGCGCTCATGATGTCGCCCTGTAGTGAGGCGACCCCAGGACAACGGGAGCATCCCAGTAGTATTTGAAGCCCGCGCCGCTGTAGGCAGCAACAGCGCGCTCTGGCCTTCGCCCGCTCGCTCGGTCCTCAATGAACTCCAGACGCCCCGCGCGGGTGTCCAGCTCGAATCCTTGCGCCCTCTGGCGCTCTTGCTCGTGTTCCCAATTCACTTAACACACTCCTTGTTGGCTGGAGAATCCCAGCCCCTACACGCTACCAAATCACCACCGACAAAAACACTCCCCGGGTCATGCCCGATTCCCTCCCCAGCCGGATGCGGACCCTTGGCGGACCTAGGGTCGTTTTGAGCAGGGGACAAGGGGAGCTCTAAGGCATTGGTATACAATCACTTACGAGCAGAACCATGGTCCCCCCTTTCCAAGTGTAAAGGATTTATATGCTTTATTGCATACTGAGCCATGGTTTGTCACGCTATGTGCCATGGTTTATTGCATAATGTGCCATGGTTTCAGGCGATGTCAGTGTTTACGGGGGGGAGGGGCTCCATGCGGTCCGAAACCATACCCCGGTAAGTCACTCTAAAATTTTTACAGGTTCACTTTTCCCTAAATACCCCCCGGACAAAGGTCGCCTTAGTATCAAAGGAGTTACGTAATCAAAAATTTATAGTGCTAAGGGAGTTGTTGAATTGGGGAGTAAGGGGGGTTAGATTTACCTTATGGACATAGAAGAACTGGCTAAGATCACAGAGCGCGCTGCGGGCCTAGAGAAGCGCTGTAAGGAGCTAGAATCAAGATATCGATCCATGGAGCGTCGGCTGCAAGAGGCCAACCAGGAGCTTAAGAAGACGCAGGAGAGGCTATCTCGCGCCCTTAAAAAACGCCGGGGCGATATTTTGAACGTGGACGACGAGCATCTTCTCTTTAAGGCCCGAGCGACTTTGGTATTCAACAAGCATATTGGGGGCGGAAGGGCCCTCAACGTGAGGGGGCCTTACCTCCGCGCGTCGTATAGCGCGAACGGGGAGGAGAAGGGGTCTCTCTTCTCGAAGGCAATGAAGGATCTTCGGACCCGTGGCTGGAAGTAGGGGGACGTTTCGCAACTCGAAGAAGATACCCGACTATGTGCCCATAGCGGATAAGGAGGAGCTGGAGGGAATCGAGTCCCTGAATTCGCTCACGGATAAAAAGGTAGACGCGCTAGAGCACTCAGCGATAACCTACCTAGAGCGGGAGCTAAAGATCCTTACGTCGTCACCGGGGAATTTTGCGGAGGTGGCTCGGGTCTTGAAGATCCTGAAGGAGCATAAGGCGAAAAGTGATCCGCTTCGGGCAAAAGCTACTCATAAAGCAAGAGCCTGGTCAATGGACGATTGACCCTAAGCTGAAGGGGACTCTCCTTCAGGCTGAGATCAAAGGGGCAGAGCGGGCCGCTCGCCTTTTCTCTTGGATAGAGAGCTACTTACATATCCGCACGAAGAAGGGGGAACTTCGGCGGATTAACTTCAATACGATTCAGGAACTCCTCGCGCAGTATGTGGCTTACTGCTGGGCAGTGGGAATCTCCATTCGCGTCATTAACCCGAAGGGGCGCCAAATGGGGACGAGCACCTTTTGGCAGGCGCTTACTATGGCGTTGTGCGAGTTGAGGAAAGGCTACCGAGCGGTGTTAGTCGCGCACAATGAGGCGGGGGCTACGGATATCTTCGGGAAGGCGAAGACTTTCTACCGGGAAATGGAGGAGAGCTGGCCTATCTATTTGGTGGCGGAGCAGAGGAACCGAATGGATTGGTTCAGCGGGTCTTCACTATCGGCAGCGACGATCAAGACGGGGGACGGGCTGGGGAAGGGGGGGAGTATCAACGCGATACACTTCTCCGAGAGCGCTAACTTCATGGATAAGGGGCTGGACGCCGTAGGTGCGGAGGTGAGTATCACCGCGTCTATGGATAAGGGGCCTATGTCTATGGTGATCCACGAATCGACCGCTAAGGGCAGGGATCCCTATTATTACGCTAAGTGCGAGAGGTCGCTTCGGGGGGAGAGCGAATTCCAGCTCATATTTTTGCCGTGGTTCTTAGAGAAGGGCTACAGCATGACCTGGGAAGAGTTCCGCCTGGGGCATACGAAGCGGGGGAGGCCCGACCCCGGCAGTCGCTTCCAGCCTAAGAAGGACGAGAAGGCGCTTAGACTCCTCCTAGCGAATCAAACGGTCGCGGAGCACCAGGTATTCTATCGCTACAACTATGAGCTCACCGACGAGCAGCTTATCTGGCGGCGTTGGGCTATCGGGAGTATCTGTAAAGGAAAACTCGATTTATTTCAGAGATACTACCCGTCTACCTACGAGGAGGCGTTCACTGCTTCGACTAACTGTATGTTTAGCGAGGATACCCTGGAGTTCTACAGAGGGCTGAACAAGATCGCGCCCCACACCGGAATGCTCGTAGAGAAGCCGGATTACAAGGGTCCGCCGCGGCTGGGGTATGATTTCAGGGAAATGAGGAGGGAGGCAAGCCCCCTGAAAATATGGGAAATGCCCGTAGAATCAGAGCGCTACGTGGTGGGGGCGGATCCCGGCGGCGCTAACGTCCACAGCGACCCTAACTGTGCCTATGTCCTAAAGAAGAGGGACATGAGGGTGGTAGCCTGTGTGTATGGGACTATGGACTGGGAAAAATTTAGCGACTTGGTTGAAGCTACGTCTGTGTTCTATAACGAGGCGCTCCTCGCGGTCGAAAATAACCTCAACCGCGCTATTTGCTCTCGTCTTCATAGCAGAGGCCGCGCTAATCTATATTACTATCAGGATTTTAATGTGTTAAGGATCGGGAAGGAGAAGACGCCTGGCTTCAACACCAACGCGCGCACCCGACCCGAAATCCTATCTATCTTGGAAGAAGCCTGCCGTAAAAAAGCGGTGTATTGCTCTGATCCGGGGTTCGTCAGGGAAATGATGACCTTCGTCTGGATCCCTAAGAAGAACTCGGCTACGGACGGGCGCTACATGGCAGTGGGGACCAATAAGGACGACAGGATCATGGCTATGGCTATCGCGGTCTACCTCTGCCCCCGAGCGGACTGGAGCCACAACCCTATCTCCCCCTCCGATTTTGTTGAATCGAAAAACACGCGGGCTTATGCTAGGTTCCTAGAGTTAGAGAAGGATTCGAGGAACCGTGGGACTCAATCCCCGCTCAACTTAATGTAGGTAACCATGGCGTATTCTACGGACAAGAAGAAAAAGGGCAAGAAGGCCAAGGGGTCGGGTGGTCAAGCCCGTGCCCGGGTCGTAGCTCAGTTCTGGTCCGATAGAATCAAAGCGGCTAAGGAAGCTAAGGAGTCCTACGATATCCGAGCTCAGAAGGTGCTCGAATACTTCCGAGATAGCAGCGTGCTTTTCGAGGACGGGGAGATCGCCAGCCGTTTTATGGAGTTCGGTCATGGTTCTGTCATGGTTTCGGTTCCAAAGGTAGCTCAAATGAGGGCGGCCCTCGGCCCGAGGCTCTACCTCCCGCGCCCCGTCCGAAACGTGGAGGCTAGGACCGACGACGGGGTAATGGTAGGGCTCGCCAGGGTCATGGAGAGCTATATCAACTACTCCGCGGTAGAGACCAAGCTCGCCCGGGAGCTGCGGAAGTCAATCGACGACGCTCTCTTGCGCGGAAGGGGCTTCTTGGAGACGGGCTGGGACGACGTTCGTAAATGCGTGGCGAGCTGGTATATCTCGTCCGACGACGTGTTGATCGACCCCGACGTGACCGGCATGGAACATGCCGAATGGATCGCCATTAGAAACCGGGAGTCCTACTGGCGAACCAAGCGCCGGGTAAATGAGAAGTGGAGAATTAAGGACCTCGACAAGAGGGCCAAGCAAGAGGAGAGCGTAGGAGACACGGAGTTTTTAAGTAAGGAGTCCCCGGAGGAATCCGACGCCGCGCCAAGTAACTACATTTTGGAAAGCTGGGTGATCCTCTCCAAAATGGGGTATGGGTTTAGAGGAGCTGACGCGGGGGAGGGAGCCACCCGATACGACGACAAAGACGACTTCTGCCGGATCGAGGTGGTCGTAGACCATGAATTCCCTCTAGCGGAGGGCCCCTGGCCGGTTCCCCTGCACTTGGACCGGGAATGGCCGCTTACTAAGGTCGATTTCGTAGAGTCCGTGGACGAATTATGGCCTAATTCGGTCTTTGGGCAGGTGCTGCCCGCCCAGAAGGCGGTAGACCTCCTTACTAGCCTGAGGATCACCTCGTGTAAGAACCGGGACCGTATGGTGGTGTTCTGTGACGCGAAGGTGGAGCGCGAGGTTCAGGACATGCTGAGGAAGGGCTCAGCAGCGGACTTTATCTCTATCGACGTGAGGAAGGGCGGGCGGCTACAGGATTCGGTGCAGGTCGCCAACTTCGGGCAGGGTAGCCCAGAGACAGCGGGCGAGCGCCAGTTTTTGATCGACCAAATGGAGACGACTACGGGCGTGACCCCCTATTTGACGGGGGCCAGCCAGCAGGGGAGCCAAGACCGCTCCGCTACGGCGACCCGTGCTAGGACAGACGCCAGCACTACCCGCGTTACGGACCTCCAGAATAGGGTGGAGGAGATAGCTACTGACGCGGCGCGTAAGGAAGCGGTGACGATCCGGCTCGAACTCATGCCCGACGAAGTGGCTTATTACGTGAGGGTCTCCGATATCAGCCTCTTCTACGTGGGGATCTACTTGCCCGGGGCGGGGGAGATCCCCGTAAGAGACCCCCGGACTAAGGAGGAGAAGGAGGCGGACTCTAAGGCGGAAAAAGAGCCGCCTCTGACCCTGGAGTATATTTTCCCGCCCGCCAGCGACTACTTTGAGGAGCGGGAGGAGGCGCTTCAGGCCGCCGCGGGGCTTTGGCAGACTATCGTTACGCGGAGCTCCACAGATATCCGTATTCAGCGGCTCTTACAGATCATTCAGGACCAGGGGATAGACGAGACCGGAAAACCCCAAGCGCTGAGCGTATCCCCTGTTACAGTTGAGCGGGTATGGGCAGACACTCAGTCACTCTCAGCAGAGGAACTAATGAGAGAGACGACGTATACGGTAGCTACGGGGGCCGGAAACAAGTTCGATAAGGCGGCTGAACAAGAGAACGCTAATAACTTGGCACAGACGGCACTCCCGGCTATGCTGCAAATGGGAGACATTCAGGGAGCTAACGCTATCTTGGAAATTCGCGACGACGCTTACGATATTCCCGAAGATAAGCGGATCCGCATTCAGGGTCCGCCAGCGCCACCTCCCCAGCAACAGCAACAGCCCCAGGGCGGGCAGTCTCAATGAGCGACGACAACGACCCTAACTGGATCTCCAAGCGCTTCGGATACCCCGACAAGAACGGGAAGAGACGCACTAAGTTCGGGATCAAGCTCCGTCACGGCATGACCGACGAGGGCTGGAGCGAGTATAGGAGCGACTTGGCGCGCTTCCCCGGCGACCCCCAGGCATACGTGGACGGTCCTGCCGCCAAACAAAAACTAATCGATCAGCGCAAACGCGAGGGGTGGGTAGAGGGTCCATCTTTCAGCGACGTAGCAGCGAACTTTGCTAAGCAACCCGAGGTCAACTCGGAAGCTATGGTGAGGGAAGCCTATGCGCGTGCAGAAGCCACGGGGTTCAGGGACGAAGGGGAAACCAATGAGTGAAGAAGCAGCCACGACAACCACCGCTCCAGTAGGAGAGGAGGCTTTCAAGGAAATACTCGAACAGGCCAGGGAGGAACATAGGGACGATTCCCAGCCTGAAGACGAGAGCGAGGAGTTTTCAGAAGACTACGATTCGCAAGAGACTTCGGAAATAGAAGAGGAAGAAGGCGAGGACGAAGATTACCTCGACGATTCCGACGAAGACTCAGACGAAGAGGAGACTGAGGAAGACGAAGACGACTCGGATGCAGAAGCGGAGAGAGATCAGGACGAAGAAGGAGAAGAGGATGCCGAGTCTGAGGACGAGCAACCTACCTTATCGCCTGAGGTCCGTGAGATGCAGAGCCAGCTCCAAGCAGCGCTCGGAATGCTGGACCAGCAAAAGAAGTTCAACGGGGAACTCGTTGATCAGCTTAAGAATTATCAGGCGTCCCTTCAGGGGCGGGGGCAGCAACAACAGCAGCCCGCGCCGAAACGCACTTTAGAAACCCAACAGTTAGAGGACGCTTTTAGGCTTAGTTTGTTCGGCACCGCAGAGGATAAAGAGGCTTACGAGGCTTTACCCCCTACGGTTAAGAAGAAGGCAAAAGACGCAGTTCAGCGTTACTCCCAAGAGGAGACCTTGAATATCCTTTACCCAGAAAAGCGGTATACCGATCAGATTCGGTATTTCGTTATGCAGGACGTTCAACAATACGTCCAGCAGGCAATGGGGGGATTGACTCAAGACTATAACGCTAGAAAGGCAGAGACCGTCTTCTCTAAACACGAAAGTAACTTTACTTCGGACGCTGATCGAAAGAGGCTCTTAGAGGTCATGGACACAATCCCGGGTAGCGACAGCAAAGACTGGGCGACACAGGAGAAGGTCTTAGAGCTAGCAGTTCAGCAGGTTCTTAAAGAGCGTAAAGAAGAGGATCTTATTAGTCGCGAGCGGGAGCTGGAAATGCGCGAGCGCCAGTTGAAGCAGAGCAAGACTAAGAGATCGGGCGCGAAAGGTAAACGAGGCCGACGTAGGTCTCGCTCCTCAGTTAATAAAATGAAATCGGGCGACGATATAATGGCGTATGCTCGTAAACTCGAAAAGGAATTAAGAAATGGCGGGTGAAGGCGTTGGCGTCTCGGAAAGAGTCGCACGGACCACTATTAGTCAGTGGTCAAAGATGGTCTCAGAGCAGACTATTGATCGTTACATTCTTCTCAAAATGCTTCAGAGCAAGGGTCGTATCAGCTACGGCAACTCCGGCGGTGAAATGCGCTGGGTTGTTCGCTACCGCGACCACGCGCTTAAGGGCTTCCCGGATAACGCACCGATCAGCTTCGGTCGTGAGCATACCTTGCTCAACGCTAAGCTGCCCTGGCGTGGCTACCACCTGACCGACGCTATCACCTTGCGTGAAAAGCTGGAGCAGGGGGGCAAGGAGGCCATGATTAAGGTCTTCTCGAACCGGGAAGAGGTCATGCGCCGCGCGGCTATGCGCCAGTTGGCGGGTGAGTGGTTCAAGGACGGTAACAGCACTGCTAACGCGGCGGCTGAGACCTTCCACGGGATTGAGTCGTTCATGGGGGCTTCTACCCACACGGACACCAATGTGCTCGCGGTTACTCAGAATGACACCTACGCGGGCCTTTCGACCCAAATTGGGGGCATTACGGGAGCCACGAACACTAAAATGTGGTCTCCGGTTATCGTCCACACCGCGGACAACTCGAACACTTGGACCGACACTTGTGACGAGTATATCCGTAAGCTCCTGATCCAGACCTGCTACGGGGCTGGGCCTGAGGACAACACGGACTTGATCTTGTTGACGCGGGACTCCTACGAGATCCTCCTCAACAGGCTCGACGACAAGGAGCGCTTGAACTTCAAGCGGGGCTCGGACGTGGGTATCGCCAAGTTCGGTTTCGATAAGTTCGTCGAGCTCGACGGGTGCTCTATCGGTTGGGACGCTGGCACGCCTTCAACTGACGAGCAAGGGCTGGGTTCCGTGGTCCGAGGCTACAGCTTCAACACGGATCGCATGAAGCTTAAGGTTCTTGGCTCCGGTAAGAGCCTCTTCAAGAGCCGGGTCACTTTCAACGACAACTACCAGGCGGATCATATCTTCCTGTATTTGCTCGGCAACCTCGTATTCGAGAGCCCTCGCCACTTCGGCAAGCTCGCGGATCTCGGCTAGTCTAGGAAAGGAAAAATACTATGACTGCTGCTGCTATTGCACACGGAACCGTGCCTTTCCCAGTGGGGGAGACACATGGATCAGAATTCACCGCCCTAGACGCTTTGCTGGGTGAGGAATTTCAAGGGACCAAAGGTAAGGTTTACCGCTTGGTCAAGGCGGACGCTACGGTTGCCTCCCCCGCTAAGAGGTGCTTTAAGCGCGCCTCAGCGGGGTCAGATACGGTTACGCTGACTACAGGGGCGACCGAATCTGTCTGTGGCGTTGCCGTCGCGGATCAGGTTGCTCTGACTGCGGGGGATTATTTCTTCGTCCAAGTTGCTGGCGAGGTCTCTCTTATTGAGAAGTCCGGCCAAACGGTTGCTTCGGATGACTACATTCTCCCCGAGGCAAATGGAGAAGTTAAGCCCAGTGGCTCTACTACGAGCACGACGTTTAGCGTTTTGTTCCCGGCGCTGTGCCACACGGAGTCTAGCGGGGCTGTTACGGCATACCTCGTTTACAAGCTCTGGGGTCTTTAATCCACTCTAGGGGCCCTCGGCACTTCCCCACTTTCCCCTGTGCCGGGGGCCCCGCTCCCCATGTGGAGGCGCTATGGCTAACGTCGTATTCGGAGACCTCCTCACGTTCGCGGGGGAGGTCGCTAGTCCAGACTCTAGCGGAGCTACGGCTACGCGGGAGTTCGTCTATTGGATCAACGCGGCTTTAGCCCGTCTCTACGCTGAGCAGAGCTGGAACCACACCCTCGGCGTAGCGAAGATCACCATAGTGCCTGAAGAGGCAGCCACGGGCATGGCTATTACCAAGGGGACTACAGCCCTCACTATTGGGCTGCTTCACGCTAAATACGTGGACGATAAATGGGACCTGCACATAGACGCGGAGCCCGACCAGACCTTTAGGGTCAAGACCAAGCTCTCCGGGACTACGGGGACTTTGGAGGATCAAGACATTTGGATCCAGGCTGACCTCACGGGCGGCACCGGGGCCTTCAAGAAGACGGTCTACGAACTCCCTGATAACGCGAAGGAAATCTACTCGGTCAGGCTCATGCAGACCCGAGACCAGCTCGTGGGCGTGATTCCCCATAAGTTCGACGTGTATAGGATCGAGCAGCCTAAAGAAGTGGGCTTCCCTCGGATCTACACGCTGAGGGACAACAAGATCGAAATCTGGCCTTCTCCCAGCTCGGTTTACTACAGCTTGACGATAAGCTACCGCAAAGCCCCGGCTCGTTACACGACCGCTACGTTAACCACCACCGAAATCGACTGGCCTCAGGAGTGGGAAGACCTCGTTCAGAAGGCTATTCAGGTAGAGGCCGCGATCACGCTAGGGGAGGACAGTCCGATCCCTTACATGCTGGCGAAGAGCGAGTTCGAGGAGCGCCTAGAGAACTACAAGGCGCTGGACAGCAAGAAGGACACCCCAAGCGGGCCCATGGACCTTCAGCACCCCACGGTCGGGGGTCGCCGCTTCACGTATGACTACGGATACGGGGACGGGCCCCTGACGGACATTACATGAAGAGCCCTGGTGAAGGCATAAACGACTTCCAGGGGATCGCCAAAGACATAGCCCCGGCGAAGCTACCGCCGCAATTCTTCCAAGAAGATCTTGGGGGAGACCGGACCAAGAGGGGTTCTTGGCAGCGTCGTCGGGGTTTTATTCACACCAACGTCCCTAAAATGACCAACCCGGTCACCTGTTTAACGGGCTTCCACATGCCGTTTAGCCACGGCTACATGTTCGTGGAAGGTGCTGTAATCAGGGGAGCGGTGGACCTAGGGGCCCAAACAGATACCAGCAGCTTGGCTGGAATGCTCGACTTCAGCCAAGCTGATCAGTCGGCGTTCTTGTAGGAGGACACATGACCTTACCTATCAAAGACGGAAACGCGGCTGTAACGGCCCTCAAGTCCACGCTAGACGGGACCGATCACGTCGTTCATAGGCATATCGACTCCATGCCTGCTACTGCGGCCTCCTCGGGAACTCCTTCTATTCCTGCTAAGGTGCTCATGGTCGGGGCTCAGAACC